GAAAAGCAAAAAACATATCAAATTTATTATAACTTAATACCACGCTTAAAATTTAAACGAATTAGTTATATCAAAAAGGTTAAAAAAGATAAAGAGAAACAAGATGAAACTGATCAACTTAAGATGATCGCAAAAAATAAAAATATGTCTGTTCGTGAGTTAGAGATATATAAGAACATGCTTGATTAATTTTTAAGTTACAGTAAATATAGACATGGCACAAAGAAGTATTGACACTCTTGCACCTCAGAAACATCTTATTGATCTGTCACCGAATAGTGAGGGTGATGTAGGTCTATCGGATGAGTATGAACTTACAATGATTTTTGACGATATCTTATTAGTTGAATATGTAGATGATAATGAAACAGGCGAAATTCAACGTAATGGCATTTTCGTTCCGACTAACGCATTAACGAAGGCTTGGCGTAGAGCTAAGGTTATTCTAGCTGGACCTAATGCAGAATATACCAAACCAGGAGATATTGTAATCTTCCCTAATAATCTAGGTGTTACTGTTGCTAATATTGATGTAAATGGCACTACAATTAAAAGAGGTATTTTTCTAAATGAAGATAGACTATTTGGTATTTGTAAAGTAAAGGATGATAATTCAAAGAGTAGCTCTTGATTCACTATTACTTAAAAATGTATGTGAAGTAAGGTTTGCACGGCGACGGCCTCAAGCAGGTGATAGCCCTGCAAGGCGTATGCTATGCACTAAGTCTTATGAACTTTTAAACTCTGTTAACGGTCGTGTTACTTTAAACTATGCACCTCCAAAAGGACCGAAAAAAATTAACGAAGCGGCAGAAAATGTTTTAGTTGTATGGGATATTTTGATGCAAGATTATAGAACTATTAATATGAACTCTTGCGATTTAATTCAACAAATTCCAGATAAAGATTTTTGGGAATATTTTAATGAGAACATTTATCCAATGTCACCTGAACAAAAATTTAACTTTATGAATTCATGAATGTATCTCTTGAAAATTTTTCCGATCATATAAAACCATACCTTTTACAAAATGTCGCTATATGTACTGATCGTAAAATTATTAGAAAAGGTAGGTTAAGAATTTTTCAAATAAAACAACACTATGCTAAATTAACTTTAGAAGATGAAGTAAGGACGCGTATATATGAAATACCGTACCCGTTTGAAATAACCACGCAAGGATCAAAAACTATTCTTTGCTACAAACTTAGTAAATTACTTAATTTTGGAGATTTAGAGTTACAGGTTAAGTTTTTAGATTCATCAAAGAAGTCCAAAATATACAATGAAAATTTGTATATAATGCCACTACATGAAGTTGATTTATAGGGTTGATAGACTATAATGATATAGGTGATTAATAACTTATTGCAACACTTTCCACAAGGATACGATCCAAACTCGTCTCAAGTTAAACTTCTTAAAAGTATTGATGAAGCATTCGAGACAGGTAGTAAATTTGTAGTATGTAATGCACCTACAGGTAGTGGTAAGAGTTTTATATCAAAAACATTAGGTAATGTTGCAGAAGAGAGTCCTGACGAATTTCGTCAGCTTGTTACTTCATATGCTGCTTACAAGCGTACCCAGAGTGGGTATACATATCAAGATGAGTGTGACGAGATGCCATCATTTGGTTGTACAGCTTTAACTATTACTAAGGCATTACAAGATCAGTATAAAGAGTTATTTAAAGATACTGCAGTAGTTAAAGGTAAGTCAAACTATCAATGCGCAATAGATGAGCGATATCCGGTTGACGTAGCGCCATGCTTGCATTCTGCTAATTTAAAGGCTGATTGTTGGGCTAAAAATAAGTGTACATATTATGAAGCGAGGAATAAAGCTTTGGTATCGCAGTTTAATACTTTAAACTATAATATGTTTTTTGCTTTACCTAATCACCTTAAGAAAAGACAGTTCTTGATTTGCGATGAGGCTTCAGAACTAGAGGATCAATTAGTTAAAGAATTTACTTGTAAGATTGACTACAAGTTTCTTGCAAGAATGGATGTTGATATTAGACCGTTAACAAAACGTATGTCAGCCGTTAAGTGGTTGACAGAGTTACAAATTGATCTTACTGATAAAATAGATGAGATTAAAGATATTCTCGCTGTTAAGAAGACAAATAATAAAAAGGCTATTTTAGATCTTACGACTAATATGCAACGTATAATGAACTTGCAAAGTAAAGTTGGACTAGTTACTGATTCGTGGCAAGAGTCTGAGTATGTTTATGAAAAAGATGCTACAGGAATTACATTTATGCCTCTTAAGGTTAATAAGTTGGCATATAGATTATTTGAGTATGCTGATAAAGTAATCTTAATGTCTGCTACAATTATTGATCCAGATAACTTTTGCAAGTCATTAGGAATTGAAGACTATAAATATGTTGAAGCTGAGTCAACATTTGATCCTAAAAAAGCACCTATTATTTGTAATCCAAAGTATAAGTTAAATTACCATACAATGGATAAATACCTACCTCGGATTATTAAGCAAGTAGCAGAGATATGTAACCATCATGCAGATGATAAAGGTATTATTCATTCGCAAAATAATAACATTACAGCTAGGTTGGGTACTATGCTTTATGGGGACAGATTCCTTTATCGGGAACCTGGTATTAAGAATGAAGATATTTTGGATAAGCATATGACAAGTTTAGATCCAACAGTACTAGTATCACCATCTATGTCATACGGAGTCGACTTAAAAGGAGACTTAGCGAAGTTTCAGATACTTATTAAAGCACCCTTTTTACCTACTAAAGATGTTAGAATTGAAAGAATGATGAAAAATGATTTTGATTGGTATCAAAATAAAATGTTGTGCTCGTTAATTCAATCATGTGGTCGTGGAGTTCGATCAAAAGGGGATACATGTATTACATACATACTGGATGGTACTATTGTGGATAGTATTTTAAGGTCTAAACATAAGTTACCAAAATACTTCCTCGAAAGATTCGTTTAAGCATTAAATATATACGATGGTTAATTATACCTACAACTTTGAAGTTAAGGATCTCTTGACGCAGTTTGTAGCAGCTTTTGATGACACTGTTATTAAACGCTACGACAAAAACAATAACGCGCGACAAGAGATTGGTGTTAGGTATGTGTTTGCTCCTAAACAGCGAATAATGCATGATATAGTTAACAAAGCAAAGAATATAGAGCTTCCTGTTGTTGCCATTAATTTAGCTAGCGTATCATATGATACAGACAGAGTGTTTAATAAGCTTGATAATTTTGAAAATTATGCTAACGCTAATTCCGCTTCGGCTATTAGGACACCTACACCAGTAAACTTAACTGTTAATATGTCTATACTTTGCAGATATATGCAAGATATGGATCAAATTATTTCCAACTTTGTACCATATACAGATCCATATATTATTTTATCGTGGAAGGAGCCAGTATCAGACAATGTTAATAATAATATAGAAATTAGATCTGAAGTTTTATGGGATAAAACTATTAATTTAAACACCCCTACCGAAACAACATACAGTGATAAATTTAGAATTATTGCAGATACCTCATTTACAATTAAAGGTTGGTTGTTTAGATCTAAGAATGAAAGATCATCTCCAATCTATTTTATTGAAAATAATTTTGTAAATGTAAGACCGGATTTTAACTTTAATGCAGGTCTATCGTCTCTAGAGTATGATTCGTTTTATGACTCATTAACATCTGTTGCAGATATAGAAACAATTTCATTATCAGGCTTGCCTGATATTACAAATGTATACTTTAATACATCCGGTTCATTATTACCAATTGATAATCCTAGTACCATTAAGCGTAGTTTATCATCTGGAGGAAGAAGTTATACCTTTTATGGTGATAATTATGATAGAACGGAGTTTATAATGCTCAGTTCGAACAGCGCTATTACAACAGGCTTCACAGCAGTAAACACAACTTATACAGGTGAAGTAAGCGGCTACATTCTACCAAATAGTCAGTGGAATGTTCTCAATAATCAAATACTTAACATTATGATACCTGCTCTAACCGCTGCAGGTAAATTTGATGTTATTGTTAAAAACCCAGCAGGATGGAAGACTTCAGCAGAAATTGATGGCTTCCACTTCACCGCAGAATAAATAACTAAAGATGGCTGATACTTCTCCAACAAATGACGGTAGAGCTGCTACTTTTGGCAGAAATCTAGTGAGTTATATCTCAAATAGATTACCGTACGCAAGTCAACAAGACGATCAACTCAATACGAAGTATAAGTACTTTGCAAAACATGGTACACAGAGGGCAGAAGCGTTAGCGAAAGCATCCGTTACATCTTCTAATCCGTACAATAATATACCTATCGGCGATTTTGGTAAAGATGGTTCTTTCCAGGATGTAATGTACGCATCTCTAGATGCTAATAAAAGTGGTCGGTTACGCGACTATCGTATAATGGCAGCTTATTCTGAAGTATCAGATGCTTTAGATGAAATTTGCGACGAGTGTATTAATATCGATGAAAGTGGTCGCGCAGCTAAAATTCACTACGAAAATATTGATCTTTCAGTAGATAATAAAAAGGGGTTAGATGAAGAGTTTGATAAATATGTTGATTTTTTCGAGCTTAGATCAAAAGGTTGGCAGTATTTTCGTCAATTGTTAGTTGAAGGTGAAGTCTTTTTTGAGCTTATTTTACATGAAGATTATACTCAAGAAGGTGTTTTAGGGTTAATGAATATTCCTGCGGAAATTGTCGACCCTGTTTATAACAATATTCAAAATATGCTTGTTAAAGGGTATATTTACAAAAAGCCAATTTTTAGCACCACTCAACCTGAAAAAATAGAGAAAACTGAAATGATTCCAATGGAGCAAAATCAGTTAATTTATGCTAATTCAGGTGTATATAATGATACAAAGGATTTTGTAGTACCGTTTTTAGAGAATGCACGTCGGCCATATCGACAATTATCGTTAATTGAAGATGCAATTGTTATTTACAGACTGGTAAGAGCTCCGGAGCGTTTAGTGTTTAACGTTGATGTTGGTAATATGGCGCCACCCAAGGCAGAAGCGTATCTACGCAAGCTTATTCAGAATTATTGGTCGAAGAAGACATTCGACAACGATCAAAGTAGTGTAGTTAATAAGTTTAATCCACAATCAATGCTTGATGCCTTCTGGTTTGCTAAGCGTCAAGGATCTG